CAATGAGACTACATACACGCAGAAAGACATTGCTGTAACGGTCGCTATGGACGGACAAGAAGCAATCACTTTTAAAGACTTTGCTGTGTCTGTCTCTATTGATAAATCAGGTTGTCCGGCATATCCAAAAGCTTCAGTTGTCTTGAAAGGGTTGTCTCTGAACACAATGGAGCGGCTGACGCATCTCGGCTTTAAGTCCTTTTCTTTGAAGCGGAACAAAATCAATATTTCCGCAGGTCAGAAAGGGAAGACCTTATCAGTTATTTTCAAAGGCGAGATCATCAATGCTTGGGCGGATTTCAATACAGCTCCGAGTCCGGTGTTCAAAATCGAGGCAAATTGTGGTCTTTTTCCCGCTTTAATTCCACAGCCTCCGATTTCTGTCACAGGTAACCAAACAGTTTCTGGCTTGATTGAGCAGATTTCAAATGAAGTTGGATACGTCTTGGAAAACAATGAAGTTACAGCTTCAATCCGAGATTGCATTATCAACGGGGACCCAGTGACAAAAATGCGTCGAATTGCTGATGCAGTTGGTGCAAATCTCTTGTTTGATGATGAGAAAGTTGTTCTCATGCCGAAGAAGGGGAGCCGGAAGACACAGGGCGAATTGCCATTGATTAACTCCTCCAACGGCATGATTGGTTATCCGACATTCTCGAACAATGGGATCAACGTCTCATGCTTTTTCCGTCCGGAGTTGAGGATCGGAGCGAATTTCAAACTGGAATCAATCGTCCCTCATGCTTCCGGAACTTGGAAGATCGTCTCCCTCAAACATGAATTGAGTGCGAATGATCCGGCCGGAGGTTCTTGGAAAACTTCAATCTCCGGAATTTATCCGAGGTGGTAAATGTCAGACAAAGAACTTAGTGCGAACTATGACAACTTCGCCTCCAGCAATCCGTTGAACTCGATGGAGTTTTTTATTCGTTCGCTGATCTCTCAAGTGGTAAGTACCTCCTTGCCTGTTGTTGTGACGGCAGTGGAACGTAAAGGAGAAGATGCCGGCGCCGGATATGTTACGGTCAAGCCACTTCTCCAGCCAAGAAACAATTCGGGAGACGGTTTGGAAGTGACTACTATTCCAAAGCTTCCGTATTTTCGTTTGCAGCATGGCAAAGCCGCGATTATCTGTGATCCTAAGGTCGGAGACATTGGGCTGGCAGTTGTAGCAAAGCATGATATTTCAAACATCAACGGCAGCACGACTCCAAAGGTTCCTGCAACTTATCGAAAATTTGATCCGTCCGATTCGTTCTATATCGGAGGATTCTGGGGAAAAGCTCCGGAAGTCTTCATTCATTTAGAAGACGAAGGAACTATCAAAATTAAAGCTCCGACAAAGATCACGATTGAATCCCCGGAGTGTGAGGTCAATGCAAGCACCAGTTTCACAGTTAACTCTGCTCAGATCAACTTGAACGGTCCGATTTCCGGCGGTGGCTCTGGCGGCGCTGATGCAACATTCACAGGTGATGTAAATGCGAAGGGCATCAGCCTCACCAGCCACACGCACACAGGCGTCCAAAGCGGAAATTCAAGCACCGGCGCCCCGCAGTAAACGAGGAAGTTAGACCATGCCGCATACAGCAAAAACAGCTCTTCTGAATCCTCAGTCATGGGATCTTCAGCTGACAAAGGAAGGAAATATCCTTCTTACGTCCGGAGCTTTGGCTATAGCTCAGAACTTGGCCAACGAGATTCGTTTGTGGACCAAC